GAATCTATATCTCTAGTTACAGTAGCATTTGTGTGGTCTGTTCCTGATGACCATAAAACCACCTCTCTATTACTGTCATTATCAGGGTCTATAACCAAATAAACAGGTGCATCTACACCTGGGTCTGCTGATAAATTAATTGATGTACCACCACTTGCTAATTGTGCTGCAAGTGTAGTCTCAAAAGCGTTTACTAAATTAGTCTCTCTTGCTACCATATCTCTCCATTATACACATATTTTTATCCGAATCTCATTATTGCAAATCCATTTACACCAAGAATATCGCCTGATGTTACTTGGCTAAAGGTTTGCTGTCTTGTTCCTCTAACAGTGAGTATAGCATATTGTGTAACGCTGCCAATGTTTGGATTACTTTGTATCGGATAACTTATTTTTTCTACAACACCTCTAATTATTTCTGCAGGGTCAAACAACTCTAATGTAACAGCATCACCTTCTTTTTGTTTTAAAGATTGATATATTGTTTCACCTAAGTTTTTTACTCTTATAGGTTTTCTATAAGGTCTTTCTACTCTATCAGAAATATTTACAGGTATTTGTACAACTACTAATTCAGGTCTTGCTAACGCTCTAATTTGTAAAGATTTAAATTTTGGTGTAGTTGTACCATTACTGTTTAGTTCTATTTTAGCAGTAACATATCTTGCAACTCTTTGTAGCTGTACCTCTTCGCCACCAGTTCCAGACTGTTGACTTAATTCAAGTTGCCATGTGTTATCAGATGAATCATTTATTGATTCAAACTTATTAGATATAAAAACATCTATACTTTCTCCTGATACAAGTTCTTCTGTTTCTATTTCAGCACCAACAAATTGTTTTGATTCTGCAGTAAAAAAATCTGCAGGCGGTGTAATAAGAAATCCATTTTCTTCAAAGTTATCTGTTTGTAAATACAATCCACTACCTGTTACAACAAATAAGAATTTTTCATTTACTCTACAAATATCTTCTACAGAACCTCCAGCAGCAGCTTTGTAGTATCTAGCTATTCCAGCTGTAGGTAAATAATATCTCCATAAAAAACTTGTAGACGCTGATTCTTTTATACCTACATAAACAGAGTCTCTTGTTGCATATAACTTATGTGGTGAAGCATCAATACTATCTATATCCCATTCTTTAATTAACTGATTGTTTCCAAGAACATATAAATCATCAGCAGTTTGTAAACTTGCTCTATAAAATCTTCCAATTTTTTTAGCACCTGTTTGGTCTTCTTTCGTACCATAAAAAACAATTCCATTAGATTCCACAATACATGTTGGAGTTTCATTAGTTATTTCTGTTTGACCTTTTACTGTAAAAGCTGCAGAAACATCTTTAAATGAATATATTCTTCCATCAGTTGCAGTTGCTAGTGCAACAGCTCCTGCGTCTGTAACATCTGTCCATGTTTCTCCAGATGCTAATGTTACTTTTGCTGAAGAAACAGTAGTAGCTCCATCATATTCATAAATAGCATTACCAGCAGATACTAAAAATTTATTTTTAACAGCCCAAATCCCATCAAATGTTTGTGCTGTAGATTTTTGTGTAGATGTACCATCACTTGTAAGTGTCTCTATTTCTCCTGCTGAACCATTGTTAGCCACTATATATAGTAGGTCTCCATGTGCAGCTAAACCTTTTATGTGATAACCAGCAGTTAATCCTGTAGATTGTGTGGAAAAAGTTGTTCCACCATCAGTAGATTTATAAAGAGTTGCATCATCAGATACATAGATAGTTGTGCCAACAACTGCTAAATAATTATCACCATCAGAAGAAGATAGTGACCTAGTATTGGTTGTCGTATTTAATAATTGTATATTGTAAGAACTGCCTAAATCTTTTTTAAAAACATCTATACCTTGGCTATCCCAAAACCTTATTGTATCTTTATCTGTTCCATCTCTTCTGTGTGCTGTATCTAAATTAGAACCACCAGAAAAATTATTACGTGAAAAAACTCTACCAAGGTTAGATGTAAAGTCTTCTGCGTTTTGTCTAACATTTACTTGACCACCTTCAACATCAGAAGATTGTATAGTCATATCTCTTCCTGGACCTACAGCACTTCTGTAAAGTTGATTGTCAATACGAAAATCATATCCTTTTCTTTTTGGATTAGATACTTCTGCTTGTGTAGTTAACCTAGGCATAAGTTATTTTATTTAAGGCAACTGGTTCTGGATACCTTGCTCTTAAATCTTTCCTAGCTTGCTCGATTAAATCATTTTGATATCTTAATAAAGATGTTCTAATGTTTGCTGCAGAGTTCACAGGAAATGTAGATGTTGATAATTGGTCAGTTATATAATCAGCTGTTGCTGTTGGTATATCTCTTCCTGCAATTATTTGTGCTGCTACACCTGCCATAATAATTGGTTCATATTCATTTTCTAAACCTATTTCAGCTAGTGTATTATCTTCTGCTGTTGGTTCTATAAACTTTTTTTTGAATGTAACAAACACTGTATGTCCTGATGATACTCCATACACTTGCAGAGCATTCACTTTATTAGGTCCATTGTTAGTGTAAGTTATTGTTTGAGAGTTTCCATCAGCATCTGTATAGGTAAATGGATTTGGTAAATCAACAAGCTCAACAGCAACACCTTGATAAATTATTCCTGTTTCATCAGAACCAGCAGAAAAATCTGTCATTTGTGATATTGCACTTATTGGTGCAACTAAATAATTATCACTTGTTCCACTTAATGGAATGTATCCAACTTTTGCTGAAACTGATTTAGTTTCTACTGCAAATAAAGTAGGATATAAATTTTTAATCTGGTCACATACAGCATCAAAAACATTTTTTCTTGGAAATGGTGGAGCTATTTTAATTGTTGCACCTGAGCTATGTGCAGAAGCAGTAGTTCCTCTTACACCTCTTACAACATCTACTGTATCAAGAGTTGTGCTAAGTGTTTTACAAAGCATAAGTTCTTGTCCAATTTCTATAATAGAACCTGCTTCCATAATATCTTCTTCTTCTTGTGTTAATAAATCACCATTAAAAGATACTGTTGTAGCAGAGTCTGTAAGACTTGAAGTCAATAATGTATAAGGTTGTAAGTCATCCATAGGTTCTAGATATTCTCTATATGTTCTATCTACTAATCCTTGTATGTTTGTACTCATTATGCAGCTCCTTCTTCTACTAATTCTGCAGCGAATATTGCTTGACCGAATGCACCTAATCCAAATAATCCATCATTTGCTTTTATATCAGGATTAACAATAGGAAATGAAGGTTCTAATGGTTGGTCAGGAATACTTTCTATATCTAGATTTCTTCCCTCTTTAAGTATTAAGAGCATACTCATTGTTGCTCCTAACTATGTCTAAAGTGTAATATTATTGCTCTATCTGCAGCTTCGCTACCATTTGATGTAACTCTAATGTAACCATTACTTGCAAAAGCCCAACCTGAAGGGTCTACTCTTACAACATCACCAGCTGATACTGTATAACTTACTTCAGTACCATCTGTTTCTTTTACATCTGCCCATGTGCTATTGTCTAGTGCAAAGTCAAATGTAACAGCAGTTCCTGTCATAGCTGCAGGAAACTGTATAGCACAAAGCAACATGCCTTCGGCTTGAACTCCTAATGAATTATTCGCATCTGCAGATTGGTCTATTAAAGCTTGTTTTGATTTAATCATATCTTCCTTACTATAGCAGAAGAAAAGGGTGGAGGTGGAGTTCCACCCTAATCTTCAATGTTAAATTATTAACTAACTGCTTGAATTTTGCAGTGATATGAAGGAGGTCCGAACTCGAATCCCATCTCCATATAAATTGCTTTTCCAATTCTAGCGTTTGCATCTTGGTCAATGTCACGTACGAACACAGTTCCATATCCAGGGATATTGGTAAATACTGGTTGTATGTAAGCAAGGTCTAAGATGAAAGCAGTATTGTCAGGCATGATATCTGGGTCAATAACCATTAAGCCAATTTGACCGAATGGTGTAATGACTGTATCAATGTCGACACCTGCAACATTTCTATCTCTAGGAATGATTGCTCCTGCTATATCAACTGTTCCTTTAACAAGTTCATTGTTAAGGTCTAGTAATTGTTTTGGACTAACAGCAAGAACAGGATTAGTCATTGGTGCATG